ACCTCCGGAATAGCATCCGTTATACCTGTCGCGTACAATAGTCAATGGATACGGATAAAAATTGTCCATAGCATGTCTCCTTTGCTTCTGGGTATAATAGAAAGTGTCCTTTAAAGCGTTTTCATCCACTCTGCAATCTTAGGACTAATAACGTCATACCCATATGCGGTCAGATGCTGACCGTCATAATAAAGATAACCGTGTTCTGTAGCTGTTTCGATTGTGTTGTAGGTCGGATTATAATTCGACTCTACATCAGGTCGCAATTGTCCAGCTTCCCAAAGATTGATAACAGGGATTCCCCATTTCTTGCAAACCTTTAGAGCATGTGTAAAATAATCGAACCTATTTTTTGTATATCCGGAGAAACCAAGCCCCATTTTTTGAGCAACGATGAAACCGATTTTCGCTTTCGGGAAATATGTTAGCGCTTTCTTGCACCAAGAATCCATTGCACCATAAAAGGTTGTATCGTCGAACGGCCCTGTGAAATCAGCCTCGTCAAAAGTTCCTAACTTCGATGGATCATTATAGAAGTTGTCAGCATCATTCGTACCACCTTCACCAATAAGATAGTCCAAATCAGGATGTTCTGCGTAGATATTATCTATATATCTGCTTACCCAATGTCTCGGGGTATTGTTTGAAAAGTATGTTTCCGCAGTGACGCAAGCCCCTGATACACCTACATTGTACCAATCCATACCGTTATCCACACCGATTCTTCCTGCCCAACCATTGCCGTAATCGCCCATTGCACTACCGTTTCCTGCGCAGATGCTGTCACCATCGAAAACAACAACCTTTCCGAATAATGGATTTGCATCAACATTCTTCAGATCGGGAAGTGTCCACCGCTCGTAATACGGGACATATTCTGACGGATATGTTTCGGATTTAACAACCATCAGAACATCTGACTGATCAATTCTCTGCGAATAGCCAAGATAGACGCAACCGTCAGCAATGTCTGTTTCCGATACAGTGAGCGTAACAGAGAACAGTGTTGAAGCTGTTGTTTCCGATGATTCTGCAGTAAGCGTTTTGACAAACGCTTTGTTTTTGTTGAACATCAGAATTTTTTTAGCCCCTGCTATTCCGAGATGCGTAGCATCTGCTTTAAATGAGTAAGTTCCCGCTCCGCTAATTTTTACATAAGATGCAAACATGGCCGAAGCGTTTGACAATTCTCCCGCACCATTCGGATTGAAATATTTTCCTGTAATTACATCACTCTTGTTAAACAGATTGGCTGATTTTTCGAGACTCCAGAAGTCCGTCTGCGCTTTGGAAACAGTACCGCTTATGAAATTGTACGGCTCGACAGCTTTTTCGATAAATTCCTGTGAAGCAATATAATACGGGGCAAAATAACCAATGTATGCAGACGGCTGTTCTGTCTGATTCTTTGTGATGATTGCCGTTTCGTAAATTCCGCTTGGAAATGTTATCTGTACAAATTTAATTCCGTCTGGAACAGTGTACGAAGGAGCAGATGAATTTTGCCCTGATGCAGATATTGCAGTAAGTGACGAATCATATGCGCATACTATTCTCATGTTTGCTGAGTAGATAGAATTATTATTAGTATTCTTATAGTATGCTCTCAGCACATCGCCTGAATATACTTCAATAAACGCAGAATAATAATAGCTACTATTTGTAGTTTTTGTTCCGTTTACTTCCGCAATACCTTCCTGCGCCGTCTCATAGTTAAATAAATTTGCAGATTTAACAAGAGTAAGTTTTGACGTTATTGCGCTCTTTAAGTCAGAGACTGACTCACTTAAATCTGCCTTTAACCCACTTATCTCATCCCCGACCTTCTTGGCATCAGCGGGTTTTCCCTGTCGAGTCAACGTAGCATCCACATCCAGATTGTTCAGCGCATCTCCGACAGCTTTGGCATCTGCAACTGCTCCTTGGACTGAAAGAGTATTGTCTACGGGAGGTACCGTAAATGTATTCTCTATTCCAGGGAACTTTATCGACTCTAATGGTTCGTTCGCCATATCAATCCACCTCCGTTATAACGATATGCCCATTGTTATTCGTGAATCTATAACCGGCAGGGCCTTTGTCTCCTTTATCTCCTTTGTCGCCCTTTTCTCCTCGGATACCTTGCACACCCTGTTCACCCTTTTCACCCTTTTCTCCTCGAATAGACGGAGTAGTGTATGCTGTTCCGTCAGAAAGAGTTAACGTGAGCGTATAATCGGCATTGAGGACAGCAGATACAACACTCACACCAGGGTCGCCTTTATCTCCTTTATCTCCTTTGGCTCCGATGTTCTTAATGCTTCCTTTCAGCTTCTGCGTGGTGCTCCTGATAGTTCCTTTGATCTCAGCCATCACACTACCTCCTCAGTTACCTTGAATTTCTTTTTCTCGATATAGGTGACGGTAAAGTCATCTGAGCCGCGGACAAACTGCACATCATAGTAGTACGTGCCAAACTCAAGGTTTTTTGTATCTGCCGGTACAAACTCAAAGACAGCCGGGTTTTCGTACACATCTTTCTGAAAAATGCACTCAGCGTCCTCATAGTCAGCTTTTACACCCAGGCTGATAACATCACCCTCCTGCATTTCGTATAACACGGCATCTTCACCTTCGCCGATATAAAGTTCAGATTCGGCGAGTCCGCTGTCCCCTCTTGTGATTCGGATGTTTTGGGTCTTTTCGTCAATTTCAAACAATGCCCGGTCACCTCCTTATGTCAGCCCCGATTTAAGTTTGCTCCATGTTTTTACACCGCAAACTCCATCCGGTGGAATGCCGGCTGCTTTCTGGTAGCTTGCCAGTGCATATGCCGTATTCGCCCCAAACTCTCCGTCAATGTCGAGCGGATTGCCGTTGCTCCCGATATACCCCACCATATCCAAGATACCTTGCAGAACACTCACAGCAGCACCGTAAGAACCGACACGCAATTCGGGCAGTTTTGCAGTTGTCCGAGTTGTCGGAACAGTTGTCTGAGCAGTTGACGGAGCAGTTGTCTGAGCGGCATTTTTGCTGATGTAACCGAAAGCGTCACAATAGCCATTGACTCCGTCCGGAAAACAATAGAATGTGTAGGAAGATCCATAAACATTTGTAATCTTGGTCACGCCACTCTTATACTGTTTTCTGTCAAGCGGATTAAATGCGACTCCGTTGTTGGAAGCTGTCTTGATGTCGGTCAAGCAATCGTATTCGTCCACATAATCCGGGAAGAACCGATTACCATTGCAAATCACATCTCGCACCGCATCAATCACGCTTGTAGGTACATTTGGATGAGCTGCTACCCACTGCTCGTTCTTCTGCTTATTCCAGTACCATCCGGAACCGAAGGTGCATTCATAAACATTCTTGAAGTTTTTTGTCTGATATTTTTCAAAATAGTTGCACATGTGGCTTGCGCATGCTCTGACACCTGCATCAATGCTGCCTTGTTCACGATAGCAGATGATCGCCAGGTGCCTTAACTGAAGGTCTGATAAACTGTATTTCTTACTCATTTATTTACCTCCGAATCAAAAATCGCAGAAAAATGCAGAGGATTTTCACCCTCTGCAACCATCTGTAGTAAAAGTCAATCAGTGATGCTTTTATATGGTTCAGCATATTCTCACCTCACTGAAAAGGGAGAGCCGAAGCTCTCCCATGTTAAAAAGATATTTTATTCGTCTACTTCAGGCAGCCCCGCCACGCTCGTAAGCAGAGACAGGATGCCTGCCAGTACGGATGCGCTTGCGACAACAGGCCAGTTCACATCTGCGATGACCATGCTGCTGCCAATAGTTGCTACGGCAGTCTGGGCGACCGTCTTCACCGCACGAATTGCGGCGGCTTTCCACCATGCTTTGCTCATATATCACACCTCCGGTTCTGTTGGCATTGCGAGGATTTTATTGTAAAGAGCATGAGCAACGTCATTACCCCCAAGGCGGCTATACGCTTCCCACGCCCTCTTACTTGATTCCTTTTCTTCCACGGAGCAATAATCGCCTCTGTCATGATATCGTCTGTAATTGCTTACTATTGATTCTCTGAGCAAGGCTTGCACTCCGTCACGCAATGCTTTATTGTCCTCTTCTTCTTTGTGTCTTCCCTGCTCATGCTCTGTACGTGCCTTATTGATGGTGTACGTAGCGCAAGCAAGAATGATGCCCGAAAGCAAATTGACAAGATACGGTAAAATTTTCAGAAAGACATCCAATGGATTTCCCTCCTTTATAAAACTGATCTACGGGTTACGATTGCATGGAAGCCTTGAGTGATTCTATCTCTCTGTGCTGCATCTGCACGAGCTTCACCAGCCTTGCAATGATCGCGCGTTCGGAGTAGTTTTCTACATCTCCTGCCGCATTATGGATGCCGCCGTCAGAGAACATATCCGCGACATCTTCCGCAAAGAAGCCGTGAAGCGGTTTATCATATGCTTCATCCTCGCGGTCAAGATAGCCGTCCTTGTACTTGAACTGTACAACCGGCAGATCATACAGCTTTTCGGCCTCGGACTCGGTCATATCGGCTATATAGTCTTTGTACCGTTTGGATGATGACGTAATATAGAGCCTGCCGTTACTGTTTGCTACTACTGCGGAGCCGGTGCCGGATGTAAGTGCCGATATTGTCAGCGCGGTACATTGTACGGAACCGTTATGACGAAGGATGTATGTCGATTCGCCTGCCGATGTTGAAACAGCCATAGCCCAGCCGGAACCGTTATCAAGGTCGCTGTCTGATGCAGTCAACGCTACGGTATAAGCGTATCCACTCGCATACCTGCCGGTAATTTTCTTGCCCGATACATTCCAGTAGTCATTGCCAAACTCAGATACCCACAGCTTACCTTTGCGGTTCAGTCGGAATTTTATATCGGCATGCTGTGGTATGTCTTCTGTGAGACTTTCCGCAGATGAATATATCAGAATTTCCCCGGTCTTATTGATTTTCAGGTAATCATGCATTAAAGCCCCATCTTCGGTATACGTGTTGTCCGAAGCGATGCCGCCCGAGTGAATGATCAGTCCGCCAATATTGCCGGTAGTCGATGTTATCTCACCGGAGAAATGTCCGTTTGAAGCATATAGCGTACCGTCATTTGTTACGCCCATATTAGACCCAATGGCAAACCGCACATCGGTTCTTGCGGTACCTGCAATGGTTCTGGAAACATCGGCAGTCGACAACAAAACAGAACCGTTTGCCGTACTTGTCGAAGCAAGGTTCCTGATAGATGTGCTGTCGATGGCAAAGCCGCCGATCTCACCGCCCGTGACCGTCAAGTAACCTGCTTCGGTCAGGCTGCTGTTGTTTGCAACCCATACAAGCTTTTCGGCCTGCAGACGGATCATGTCAGCCGACTGCTGTATCAACGATACAGGCTGCTCCGCCCACGGCATGGTCTCGGTGCCGCGTACCAGGACAAGATCACAGACATAAATGACATTGTTTGCGGATGTCGAACTTGAGCCTGCTGCCTTAACAACCACCCTGACTGTGTTCTTCGGCGCCTTAAAGGTAAGTGAAAACGCTGTCCATGCTCCTGTTTCCGTCATGCTGACGTTAAAATCAGCACTGCTGGTTGACGTCCATCCTGAGCCGTTGTTTCCGTACTCGATGCCGATCTGACAGCCCGTCTTAACGTTTGACCCTCTGTAGTAGAATCCGCTCAGCGTGTATTGTTTGCCTTGCACGACAGGTATGTTATGCTCAGCCGTCTGCCGCATGTATACGGTTGTCGTGCTTGCGGTCTTGATGCGATATCCCAAAGCATAGTCCGTCTTACCGGGCCTTGTGGATTCATAGTCCGCAAACAGTTCGTAGTTTTTTGATGTGCTGCTTAATGCCCACCCGTCTGTGCTTCCGCCAAAACCTGTTGAGTTGTATATCAGGTTTGCATCCGCAATCCCGTACGAAGCCGAAACAGTGCTGATGATCGCATCATCTGTGATTTTCAGTTCCGCTTTGGAAAGACGGCTCTCCAAACTATTGAGTGTTGTGTCGCATATCGCGGTAGTGTACTCAACATGCGGATTAGCAGTGGTATCATCGTCATAGACGATTTTTGTCTGCGTCCAGAGATACTTATTCGCTTCCCAATCCGGTTTTGAATTTTCTGACCATCCTGAGTAGTTGTTGGCAGGTGGATTGTTTGGGTCGCTGCTTGTCCAAAGACAATATCGTGGAACTATCGACCTAATTCCCACTCCGTCTCCGTCCTGTCCTTTTGCACCCTGGATACAGGATACATTTGAGTAAGTGGTCTGCCCGTTTTTGGTTATCGCCGTCCTCTGCCAGATGTACTTGCCCTGCTCCCATGTCGGAGATGCCGTATCCCATCCGCTTTCGGGCGCTGTGGTCGGGCTTGTGCCTTTGGCATACTCAACGCTTACGGCGCTGATCGCATCGGTTTTTGTGGCGTAGGTATTTGAGACAGACAAAGTGATTTCGCCTGCCTTCTGGTCAATCATCGACTGCACTTCTGATGTTGTTGAGTAGTTGTCGGAGAGGTTAGTTTCCAAGGACGATACTTTGCTTGTGGTACCGGACAGGTTCTGTTCAAATGTGTTCTGACGGGAGTCCATCGCAGTTATCTGTCCCGTTGCGGTATCTTTCCACGTTTTTAGGCTTGTTACATCTGTCTTAACGCCATCAGCTGTTTCCTCGACACTGACCAGCTTGTCGAACATCGATGTCCCTGTGTCAAGTTCGGCGATCTGTGAATCCGTGATGATACGGTTTATCTTGTTTGCCGTCTGGGTTATCGTTGTGGTATGGGATGTCAGTGTCTGACCGTGTTCCGTGGTTGTGGTTTCCAGTGTGCCGACCCGTCCCGTGATGCCGTCAATAGTTACCGACAACTCAGAATATTTATTTTGTGTGAACTCCAAATAATCTTCCGATGCAGGTGACCATGCTGTTGCAATCGAGCCTCTTTCCAGTTTTAGATTTTTCAGTTCGATGTAATCACCGTCTGCACACAAACCACCTTGTTTCGATATCGGGTTTCCGTTGATTTCGATACAATCCGTATCCGAAAAAGAGTCAACCTGTATCTGCGTTCCGTTTATCTCGATGGTATCGCCCGGAGAATACGGCGGATACAATAAGGTATGGTCATTGATTTGCATGTAATTATTATCGCCGGCAATACCGATATATACCGCAACGCATTGTGTCGGAACCGTAAATGTACCGCTAAAACTGCATGATTCATCGGTTCCGCTTGTCACTTCAGATATTGGAATTGTCTTATATATAAAAGAAGAACTTTGAGTCGGCATATAGCCGAAAACCATGTCCAGCTCCTGTTTATCGGTTCCGGTATACTCGCTAAATAATTTCCAGGATGCATCAAATGACAGTGTGTACGTTTCACCTGCTTTCAAGCCGTTCATCGATGCGCTTGCGGTACTATCGGAACCAAACTCAAACCCCGGTGTGGTGCCCGCGCTCCCTATGCTTTTTATCCCGTGCTCTGCAACTGCGGCGGTTCCATTGATTACGGTCGGTACTGTCTGTCCTGTGATTTTTGGATATTTCGCGACTTCACTCACATCCGGATTGAGCGTGCCTACGATTAAATTGTTACCGCCTTTTGCGAGAGAATCGATACCCTCTCTCATATTGGTAAAAGCCACCGTCAGGCTTTGCCCGTCTTCGTCCATTACAATACTGGATGATTTTAAGCCGCCCTCTTCATTTATCGCCCCTATCATGGAGTGGATATTTAATTTAGACGCGCTGATTCCGTGATAGGTATCTGTGCTGTCCGCAACCATATCATCAACAATCAGCCCATCCGGAATACCATCCGCTGTGATACCTGCAGCATCCCAGATGATGTCACCATCGGCATTGACAAGGTAGTAGTTATAGTTACCCTGCCCATCTTTGCCGATCTGAATGCGGATAGTTCCGTTTGCATCCTTAAATGTCAGTAAACTTCCGTCCATCACCATTGCACCGTCTTCCGACATGACAGTGTGCTTGTTGGTGTAGATGGTGCCGGCAAGCAGATCGTTGACCGTGATGTACTGAGCCATCAGTGACTTCAGGAATGCTTCGTCTATCAATGCATTCTGTGCATTCAGGTGAATCATCTGCGCTTGCGTGGCCGCAGCATTGCCGGCAAGAAGGTCGGTTATGGAAGCGTAGTCGGCTTCGAGGACTCCGATTCTTGCTATTGCCACATTTGCGTAGTTGGTCTGCAAATTAGTGATGTTTGCCTCATCAGCCTGGAATCTGCTGACCGTAGCTTCCTCAAAGGCCGCATGGTTAGCAACAAGTGTTCCAAACACACCGCTTGCCGACAGCACGGTATCAAAATTGTACAGTCTCGCCGCATCCAGCTTATTGACCTTGTCCCCGTCAATCGTCCCGTTGTCAATCGTGATGTTGTCCACGGTATCGGCGGTCTCGTTGAACTTCGAAGCAAGCTCTTCAAATGTCAGCGTGGTGTTTGCGAATACGCAGCTGTTCATTTCCGGCTGTTCCGGATAGACAACCATCTCCACGATGCGCTGTTTTTCGCGTGTCCCCGTCGCGTTGTCCGCAAGCGTTACGGTATCGCCGATGTCATAGTCTAAAACGCTGTAGTCGCTCGACATTGATGCCAGATCGACCACATCCGCCATATATGACACATACGGCTTGCTGTAGTCATTAAGCTTGGCCTGAGCGTCTTCCATCAGGGATTCGGGGATGGTGTATCGTTCGTCTTTCCAAATAATGCGCTTGCTCTTTGTGGAGTATGTATAGTTCGTCAGGATCTTCGACCCGTCATTGACTTCTTCGATAGTCATTCCTTCCGCACCGTACGGCTCTATCTCGGTGTAGAAGTCATACGATGTTCGGGACACTGACAATGATCGAAGGTTCAGGTCAGACATGAAGTATACGCCTCTGTCTTCGCCTATTTCATCATAGAAGCTGACGGTCATTTCTTTTGTGTCGATCTTGCACTCGCACCGGTACACCGACAGCGCCTGCTTAAGCATATCAAACGCTGTGCAGTTCTCTTTTCGCAGTGTCCTCAGCTTGGTAATCTCGCACGTTCCGACAGTCCAGCCCGTGCCGGCAAAAACAATCGCCATTGCCTCGGACAATGTCTTTTCGACCGTCTCAAACCGGACAAACGTCTTACCCTCCAGCGTTTCCACATCCAGCTGTGCAAGCACATCGGCGGTGCCGCTCGAGGACGGCCTGATCTCTTTGATAACGAAGCGGTCTTTTTCGGTTTCTATATACCCTTCGTTTTCAAGGTCTGCAATATCATCAATGAGCGCGGTAAACTCCAGCGTTTTGTCGTCAAATTGCAGTCTCTTTGTGATACGGAGCTGTTGATACCTGTCCAGCCCACATATAGCCTGTTTATCCTTGTTTAGTATGCGGAGCATACACAGCATCACTCCTTATCAATCATAAAGTCGATGATGGCGTATTCCATACCCGTAAGTACATCAAACCTGCTGTCTGAGTCCATCTTTTCCAGTACGGACTTATTCACGGTCTGAATGTTGACGTTGATTTCCTGTTTCAAGAATTCCTGCGTTGCTTCTTCGCCCTCTTTATTGGCCTTGGTCAGTGCTTCCTGATATGCGGGGACGATCCTTTCGACTTCGTCTCTGTTGCATTTCAAGGCGAAACTGAGCATGAGCGGAAGTTTCTTTCTCCTGATCACGTCAACATTGTTCCAGAAAAGTGCCATATCAATATTTCTAACTTTCATCGTCTTCATCCCCCATTAATGCTTAGATGTATCTTTTGTAAACTTCAATAACAGTGTTGTGTGTAGAATGACTGAATTTTATCGAATTAAATCCCGGTGTTAACATCGGGAAGTTCCATATCTCCGACTCAGGAAACTTATTTACGCCGTCTTCTGTAATCAGTTTCTTTACGCCGTCAATAACAACGGGCTTGTTGGTTTTGAGTCCGTACAAGGCAATTTGACTGCGCTCCAGTGTAAGCGGATTGCAGGCAAGGCCATTTATCGTAAACGTAGCAATTGCTCCTGTTGGCGTGATTGTTACCTTGCACGGAGTCGGAAATGCCCCATTGTAGTGCACTGTAAAAGACGTATTTGCCGCAAGATTAATTCTGGTAGGTTCAACCGCTTCCGTATACGGTTCCGCGTCAACCGATATGCTGAACTTTCCAATCCGCATACTGTATTCGTATGTATCGACATTGCACCGTCCGATATACGCCACATCCGGTTCACAGTCGCGGATTATCCGCATTTTCTTACCCTGTATCGCGCTCGTGATGGTGCGGATCACTGCCGGCCAGCGACTCTGCAAACCGGCAATGCCGAATGTAAAATTAAGCTGTCTCCGGCTCCAGTCCACCTTCGGGTCAAAGTTGGGTTGTCCGTAAATGTCGATGCCGTCAACAATGCCCGTAGCTGTCGGGAACCCGATGTGGTCTGACTCCAATATCAAACCCCAGTCCTGACGTGTGTGGAAGGTGCCGAACGTCACGCCCTGATTAAAGTCTGTCATGCTCTTGCCCTCCTTACGTCCATAGCTATTTCACTGCTGAGTTTCTTGCGGAACTTGCCCATGTAGCTTCCGTCAGGCTCAAACACCATGCCCGACTGCATACCGTCCACAACTTCGGGCATATACTGACCAAGGATTGCAATGAGGCTGTCAAGTTTACGGCTAACATCATCAAACGCCGCTTCCGGAGCAACCGCATCCTGTACTGCTGTCTCTATCATGCCCATCAGGCTCTTAGTGCCTACGACCGTCTCGCTGCCTGCTTCGCCCGCGCCCAGCAGCCTGCCGTTTGCCATGCCAAAGATGGTGGCCTGATCGAGGATCATGCCGTTATCCATGGCCTTTGCAAACCAGTCAACGTAAAAGTTGGGATATGAAGTCCATGCGCCGTCACCGTAATCAAGTCTTTCCCATGTCCATCTGACGTGCGGTATCTGGATGTTCGGGAACCGCAAATAAGTATTGCTGACTGTGGCTGCCATATCGGAACAAGCATTACTGACTGCTGTTGTCATTTCGGTTAGCTTTGTGCCGATATCACTCACCATGGCGTTTACTTTGTCGGTGACAGTATTTGCGGTACTTCCGATACCATCCGCCAGCTTCTCGCCCATGGACTTGCCCGTAGCTTCAAAGACTCGTTCACCGTAGAGCTTCACGGTTTCGTTTGTCCTTGATACGATTCCGACAGCGGACTCTTTGACCTCGGTCTCTTTGTCTTTCATGCCGCTCTTGAACATTTCCATGCTGGACTTACCGACCATGCGGAACAATGCGCTGCTTGTTGACGCGGTGTCTTTCGCGGCTTGCACAACGCCGTCGGCGGCTCCGGTTACATCGCCCTCTTTATCAGTGATACCTTCTGCCGCGCTTGTTGCCATTCCTTCGCCGGCTTCGGTACCGATGGTATTGAAATCGCTTGTTTTGCCGCCCATAAGACCGACAATCTCATCAAGTGCGGCGGTCGGGTCTCCCTGATGTTCCGTAATAGACGTTGCAATTCCTTCCGGTACTTGCAAGCCTGCTTTCTTTGCGGTTTCAAGGAGTCCTTCTGCCTCTAGCCACATTGCATCATTCAGCTGTCCGGCGGCTTCCTGTACCGCAAGTTCCGGGTCATCGCTTGTGGCAATGGCATCGGCAAGTCCGTCAGGTATCGCAACACCTGCCGCTTTTGCCGCGTTGACAGCATCCCAAAATGCATTGGATGTTTCTTCGGTCAGCTCTCCGCCACCTGCTCGTACCTGTTCAACAGCGGAATCAAACGCCCGTCCGAGTCCTTCCCATTCTGCGACAGATGATCCCATCTCATTGAGGTCATACATAAGTCTGACTTTGTCGAGACCAATCATGGTGGATATGTCATCCTGCATATCAAGAGCATCAGTATACTGTTGCACCAAAAATTCAGCCGTTGACGCATCGCCGTTTCTGAAGCAGTCTGCCAGCTCTTGCACAAGTTGCGCACCACCAACGCCCATGTCCTCAAGATACTTTAAAAATTCAGGTGATATCTGCCCCATGTTGTCACGAACTACGGCAAGGTTATCACGGTACGTCATCAACCCTGTTATCTGCGTGCCCATAGACTCCGTGAACTTAGCAATACCGTTTTCTGCGTTTTGCGTCCATTGCTCGAACGGGTTAAAATCAATCGTAGCGGCTTCTTTGGCTTCATCGAACGATTCGACAACTTTATTCTTAAACTGCTCCGTTAGGTCCTGAGTGACATTGTATTCGTCCTGCAAGCCCTTGATAGCATTTTGCAGTTCCTCGTCCATGTCTTCGAGTTCATCGCCCAATTCGCCGGTTGCATTTGCGGCATCTCCGGTGGATTCTGCGCTGTCTGCTGCGGCTTGGTCGAGTTGCTCCATGTTGTCTACGTACGGTTGCAAAGCCGTTGTAGTGCTGTTCATGACATTCTCAGCATCTGTCATTGCTGCGTTAGACTTCTCTACCTCGCTTGTTGCATGTGCAACATTATCCAAAAGTTCTTGGAATTGCGAACCTTCGTGAGATGCCGCTTGTGCTGCCAGCGCATACAGTTCTTCTTCGGTTTTTCCCGACTGTTTTATAAAATCATCTAATTCCTTTTGAGCCTCTGCAAGACCGCTCTGGGATTTAGCCAGATTGACAGCTGCTTCGCCCCATGCGTCATAGGTTTCCTGCAAAGCATCTTTGAGTGCGGTGTACATCGCCACTTGCTTCGCGGTATCGAACCATTCTTTCAACTCTTTATGGGATGCGGTCAGTTCTCCCGTCTCTTCGTTCCATGATTCAGCCAGACCATCCACGGAATCGCCGAGAAGGTCAACCATCCTGCTGATTTTGGCCTTTGTGAACTCGTCTGTGATGTGATAGGTCTTCCGTGTGGAGTCCTCTACTCTGCCGAACTCATTGACAATCTTGGACATGTCGATTTCGCCGCTTGAGAGTGCGTCAATCGACCCTTTGAAGGTCTCTACCGCCCCTGTTGCGGGATCAAACGCAGTGATGACAGCTTCCGTGCCGCCCTCTATGTGTTTCGGGTCAAATTTGACTTTTCCGGCTTCGTCAATGTCGCCCGTGAACGTTTCAACCTCGTCACCCGTCTCATCAAACGCCTGAATGATAACCTGCGTTCCTTCTTCAATCGGCTTGGTGTCGATACCTTGTTCGGCAAATTTCCCGAGGCGTGTTTCCACTGTATCAGCTTCCTCGGAAACATAACCGATCATACCTTTAGCTTCTTCGGATGTGGTCTTGATGCCGGATGTATTCAGACCGCCGCTCGCCCACTGGTCAAGGATCCCTTCTGTTGTGGTTGCGGCTTCGCCAACATTTTCTACATATCCGACAATATCGCCTGTAGAATTGCATATTGCAATACGCCCATCATCGAGCGTAACAGCATTGAATTGATCACAATCAGATAGGATGCTGTCGAACTCTGACCCAAACGCATCCAGTTCGGCAACTTTCGTTTCTGCATTGGAAACAGTCTCTTTCGCATGGTCAAGCGACTGCTGAACCTGTTTGTTTGATTCGGTCAAATCGTCAAGAAACGATTCCATATCAGACTTCGCCGGACTGAGTGCCAGTGTCAAATCACTGACAACACCTGTTGCAAACTCGACAGCTCCACTCAGCGGTTCAGCAACTTTTTCGTAAAGCGCAATGCCTAACCCCTCTGTTGCTGATGACAGCAGAGTCAGCTTGCCTTGCAGGTTATCTCCCATGGTTTCCGCCATGGACTTAGCTGCCCCGTCAGAGTTATCAATTGCGTCAGCCAGTTTATTGAAGTCCTCATCAGATCCATTGATGATCGCCAACCATCCTGACATGGCATTCTTGCCAAAGATAGCGCCTGCAGCTGCTGCCTGTTCCGTCTCGGACAATTCACCGAATTTCGAGCGCAGATGTTCCATTGTTGCTCGGAGATTTACAGATCCGTCATCATTCTTCTGGATCTCGATGCCGTACCTCTCCATAGCATCCGCAGCCTGCTTGGACGGTTTCACGAGGTTAGTGAGTCCGCCTCTCAATGCGGTACCTGCCTGCGATGCCTTAATACCTGCGTTGGCCATCAAGCCGACTGCCAGTGCGGTGTCTTCCATCGATATACCCAGCGCCCCGGCAACAGGAGCGGCGAATTTAAAGGTCTCGCCCATCATGCTGACATTGGTGTTTGCATTGGAGCTGGCCGCTGCCATGATGTCTGCAAGTCTGCCTGAGTCTGCCGCCGTTCTTCCGAATGCCGTCAAGGCATCGGTCACGATATCGGAAGTCGTGGCAAGGTCTTCACCCGATGCCGCCGCAAGAGACATGATACCCTCGATACCGTTTAACATGTCTTTGGTTTTCCATCCCAATTTGTTATCGTAGCGGCTTTTTATCCTCTACTTCTTATGGTTTCCCATAAGTTCAGCATACATTTTCACCCTCGTTTAACGTTAGGCAGTTTGGTGGCAAACTCCAAACCGTGACAGCCTATAGCTATCAGTGCCGGAGACTCGTGGAGGGATTTTTGCTTCCATAACGCTCACCCTCTATGCGTTACAAAGACTATTTGGTGTATAGTCCTCTCGGTATTGGCATATCGTTTCCGACTTAGCGTCTACCGATTTTCCCCGGTATACACCGCACATTTCTGTACGGCTGACCCGATGTGTTAAGCCATTGCCATATAGTTCATGGCATCCGCAGCTTCGGAAGCACTGAATTTCGTGGTCGCGCCCATCTGCTTTGCCTTCGCAGACAGCTGCTCCATATCCTTACTGCTTGCACCCGACACAGCCTTGACCTTGCTCATGCCGGTTTCAAAGTCAGAGCCGACTTGCACGACATACTTCGCCGCTTCCTTTGCACCGTCAGCAAGCATCTTCATGCCTTCGACCGCAACGTTGACAGCAGCATTCTTTATCATGCTCTTCAGGCTGACTTCCATCTCGCCTACGCTATCTTCCGCATCGTCTGCGCTGTCCGCAAACTCATCCAGCTCGCCGCCCGCTCCGTCTGTGGCCTTTTCCAGCTCTTCCATGGCCTCGGCGTTTTCACCCACGGCCTGCTCTGCCTTCGCGGTCTCAGCTGTAGCATCGTTCAAACGTCTCTGCCAGTCTTCCGCCTTGTTTCCGGCAGACTCATAAGAGCGTTCTGCACGATCGACAGCATCGGCAGTCTTCGCTACCGCCTGCTCCTGTTTCTCCAGCTCTTCATCCGTTGCCTCGCCGGATGCTTTCATTTTTTCCAGCTTCTCTCTGGCCTCGGCTAAATTGTCCTTGTATTCATCAAGCTTCTTTCCGATATCCTCGTACTTCTGCTTGGATTTTTCGAATTCCTGTCTGATTGCTTCCTGCTTGGATTTAGACGCACCAAGGACATTGTTTAATGCGTCATGCTTTTTCTGCAACGCCTCAAGACTGCTCTTCTGCCCGGCTGTCTGGGTCTCCACCAATTTCAAGGCAGACTTCATGTTGTTCAGCGATTTTGTGCAAGCAGTGACGGCATTTCTAAACTGCTGTTCGCCGTCAAGAGCAATGACAGCTCCTATTTTTCGCGCCATGTATTACACCCCTTGATACGCTCGTTTCTGCACAATCATGTTGTGGTGCTTTTTAAATTGTTTATACATAGCCAGCCATTTCTTGTAGTACATGTGGCTAATCTGTTCTTCCGTATACCCTATCTGCATTCCCACATACACCACCCATGACATGTCAATCAATGTCTTCTGATCGGGCAGTCTGTATCCGTCTATTTCTTCGTGTTCTTCTGTTTCTTCGACTTTTTTTCGGTCACGCAGTCCTCGAACTCACGGAACACAACTGTTGCCAGTTCCGTCAAGCCGTATTCTTCCTGCCGCATCAGTTCCTTCGGAGTCGGCGCGGTCAGTTCTGCGCCGGAAATGTCGATGCCCTCTTCTATCATCCAAGACAAGAGTTTGCAGACAACATCTATATTGGGTAAGGTGTAGCGACCTGTCGTTCTGTCAATCAATCCATCCGCTTCAACTTTCGGAACAAAACCGCGAATCTTATCTTCCGTCTCAACCAGGTCTCCGACTTCCCTCTGCACCCTGTCCAGCACCAGCAAGGAGCATTTATACGGATACATCGTTTCATTCAGCTCAAATTCTTTCAGTTTTTTTTCGAACATTTTTCATCCCTCCGTCAAGCAAAAAAAGGGGACGGATGTACCGCCCCCAATAATGCCCATTAGTTGTTTGTGATCATCAGGGCTTTGCCGGAAGTTTGGTCTGAATATATTCAATAGCCGCCGCTTCCGTGTCGAAATCCTGCTGATATCTCCACACGCCTCCGTCTTCTGCCATTGCTGTACCGCTTACGGAGGGTGTCTGAAACTCAGTGTTTTCACCGCGAGTGGTAAGTGTGGTAGTAGGCTCTGCCCACTGTGTTTTCGGATAAACACGGGCTTCGTACTTTCTGACACCATCCACTTTCTTGACACCGATGACAGCAAATCCGCAATATGGTGCGGAATCATCGATGTTGGACGTGATCTCGTTTCCGCTCTGTGCCTGTGTATGTCCGAACACTTCCGTAAATACCGCCGCAGGAATATCGGTAGTTCCGAGTGTCAGAGCCGCGGATGTAACACCGCGCTCGGACTCAGCAAGAGCGTCATCACCGTACAGTGTAGCCTCTCCAACGTTCGGAGCTTCTTCAAATGTGGTTGCCTTGCCGAATACCTGCAATGTGCCGTATGCACCAACGCCGGTCCTTTTAGCAACATAAGGTTTTCTTACACCAATATATGCCATGGTTTAATCCTCCTCATAAAAATCTTCGTCCTCAGTCTCACACTCAAACACGATGTGCCTGAGTTTACTCGTCCCGGAATTGGCTGTGGTGATTTCATCGACCAACACAGTTACTTCCGGATAAGTAAAGCCGTCCTCAAAGAGCGCATCCCTGATGCTCTTCTGAACGGCAAAAAAGTTTTTATTCGCGGGCATGAACAGATGTACCTGTATGGAGTGGACTACTGCGTTCGGTGCGTCATCTCCGTACAAGTCACCGTTGTTTGCCGCAAAATTGTAAGTGATCCATCGCTCGGGCCTTGCGGAATCTTTGCCCGTGTACAGGTCCGGATATGCGGGGATATTCAGACTCTTTGCGATGTTTTGGATTCTTGCGAAGGTGTTCATGCAATCACCTTACCTTTTCCATGTACTTGTCAAAGATAGCGTCCATCTCACGTTCGACTGTGCTTTCGGCATCTTTGACGGCAGGCGTTACGACCGGTGTTGCGGCTTGCTTATAGGTGCCGTATTCAAGATATGCCATCTTTTCCATGTTACGGACTCCTTTACTGTCATTGCCTGTCGGTCGCACTACCAGGAATTTACCGCTCTTGTTAGTTTTGATGCCGGTGGACTTGATAGAAGCGGCCATTCTTCCCGAATCACGATGTTTGCCGGCATGATGTTTCAGTTTTTCCAGCATTACCGGTTCGGCGGCTTTTAGCATCTCATCGGACATTTTATCCGCGTCAAGGCTTGTGAGTTCTCTGAGTAGTTGGTCAAATCCGTCCGCCACTCTAATCTGTGCCATAATTCACACCGCCCTTCCGCTCCAAGTACAATTCAACCTCATCCTGTCCCGGTCTGTACGTCCGATACACTCCGTACAGGAGACCGTCAATCTCGACCGTCTCCTGATCGTTGTACTCTTCCGCCCAAAGCGTGACCTTCAAGGCAGGCTTGATAGTGTTCTGACCGAATGTGGCTATCTCTTTTCCGCTAACAGATGCCACCTTGCACCAAACGTCAACAGCAGACTCTATGGTGTTCTCTTCATCCACAAAGCCTGCTGCGTCCTCGACCGTTTCATGTGAAACCAGTCTGCATCGCTGGTTCTTATCGTTCATGATCATTCAGAATCACCCTCCTTGTATTCGGAGGCAAGAGAAAGAGCGTCACGAAGTTCCTTATAGGACCGCTCATAACGCTCTGCTTCTCCGTTGTAATTCTGTTGCCAGCGCAGGTAGGCTCTTAGGCAGTTCTTGACAAGGGAATTGTCCGAAGGAATGGTGTTGACCCCTGCCCTGGATAAATCCATCAGGAATGCGTTCTGTAAATCCTCCAGCTCATTGTCAAGATACTTACCTGTGACACGTACCATGGCTCGCATTTCTTTCAAGTCAACATCCATGGTAAGCATCGGTTATCCCTCCTGTGCCAGAATTTCAGCGATGATATCGGCCTTCTTCGTTGCCGTAATCGTATAGCCCTTCTCGGCGGCAAGTTCCCTTAACTGGGCAATGGTCAAGGCCTGCAATTCGGATTCAGACAGCGTACCGTCATTGTCCGTATCAGCCGTTGCCGCCATCATGAGTTTTTTAACAGTGCGTGTGCCTTTGTGGTGGTCACGTCACCATCAACGATCGCGTATGCGCAGTAGTCAACTGTACGGGCTTTCACATGCTCTTCCGTAGCAAGGGACATATCCTTGTTGACGTTTGCGATGTAGCCTGCAGCCGGGTTGGAGAAGAGGACCTCACCGTCTGCCAGTGCGTCTTCCTGTTTCACTTCGATGCCGAAGATACGGCCAACGCCGCCGTTGATCGGATCGGCAACCATGATCGGTCTGCCGTTCTGGTCCTTAACGTTTGCCAGCTCATCCCAGATGGTCTTGCTGTTCGCATAGATCCTGAGGCCGTTTGCACCGAATTTGATCTTTGCGCGTGCAGCGGTCAGATCTGCATAAGCAAGTTCGCCTGCGGTGTAGGTCTTAACCTGCGGAGTGCTTGTCTCTGCCAGAAGAGCAGTGATGATGCCTTTCGGCTCCGGTTTGAATGTATCGGATGCACCCGGCTGGCCTTTGCCTTTAGCAGCACCGTAGGAAAGGGCAATGCCCATCTTGTCAGCCAGTTTTCTCTGGATGAACGGGATGAAGTCTTCAATAGCCATCTCGCGGAGTTTCCAGGAAACAGTGATATCACGGGACAGCTCGCAGCCGTTCAAGGTGATCGTGCGGAAAGTCTCGGAACCTTCCTCGGTCGCGGTTGCTTCGTCGTACCACTTCGCGTCGCTGGACGTGTCAGATACGACCAGCGAGTAGGTGCCGTTCACAAATGTCTTCTGAACGTCAGCCCACAGCGGATGCTGCTCTTCGATCAGATCCCAGATACCCTCTGCAACAGTGGTCGGGATAACTGCACCGGTGTTAACGGTGGTCAGTGCTGCATTGACCATCGTGATGGTGTTCTGCTCGGCATCGGTGAGCTTCTTGCCCATCATCATCTTGGCCCATGCGGTCTCGTATGCTTTGCTGTTCATGTCGATCACCTCATCTGCGGTGCCGCCCTGCGGAGCGAAGCTGACAGAGTCAACAACCTTAGCGCCCTGCGGAACCTGAACGGAAGCGTTCTCAAGGTTGATGTCTCTGCGGTTGTCATCAAGTGCTTTCGCATCTGCGATCCTCTGGGAAGTGATATCCCATTTCTCGTTCAGTGCGTTGATCTCGGTGACCTTTGCCTGATACTCTTCTTCAGACGCATCGTTCTCGATCAGGTTTGTGAGTTCCTCATTCAGTTTGTCGAACAAATCTTTGTAGTCGTTGTATTTCATGCTCATTTACCTCCGTAAAAATCTCGCGCTACGTGCAAGCTTCTTTGCTTCCATGCGTCTTGCCTGCTTCGTAGCTTCTGCGGTGTCCTCGGGTTCCGGCTCAATGTGTACTATTGCCATCTGTCTTGCCCTTGCCATCTGCTCTTCTGTCGGCAACGTAAAAAGGCCGCATGATGCGACCATAGGCAATACTTCTCCCTCTTTACTTTCAAAGATGATTTCATCAACCAGACCGTGCTCTTTTGCCTGTTCGGCTGTCAGCCAGGTCTCCTGCTCCATCATCTCCAAAGCCTCTTCTTCCGTCATGCCCGTCTTTGCGGTGTATGCGGTACAAAGCGCACGGTCAGCGGTCCGCAGCACTTCTGCCATGTGCTCCATGTCATTGTGATTTCCGCTGATACCGCTCGACACACAATGCACCATCATCAATGCAGTCGGTGACATGGCACAGTGACTCGCGCAAGCGATGATGGACGCCGCCGAACATGCCTGGCCGGTGATGTAGATGTTGACCAGGTTCGTCTCTGACTTCTGCCTTAGCAGCGTGTAGATCTCGCTTCCGACATCAATAACGCCGCCGGGAGAATTGATGTAAACGTCCACCTCATCTCCTGCTACCATTCTGTCCAGGACTCTTGTCACATCCCGCGTGCAGGTGCTTTCCATTCCGAGCCAGTCGTAATACCATTTGTAATCGCTCGGGATTATATCGCCGCGAATGTCTATCTTATGTTTCGCCACCTGTCTCACCTCCTTCTGTTATTGGTACCGTGTCGAGTCGTCTCACATATACATCTCCGCCGGGGATAGGCGGCAGATTCATGATCGTCCTGATCTCGTTCGCGCTCATGATTCCTCTGTCAAGGAACGCCACAAGTCCCATCTTGGTATTCATAGATGCGTACTGCAGGCTGGATGACTCGAACACGATCATATTTCCGAAGTTGATCTCTTTCTTCGTGAACAGTCTGAGCGTCAGCACTTCACTGAGCTGTTTTGCAATCGGCTCTATCTGCGATTCATAAAACGCGTTCCACTGGTCCTCGTTGTAGCTCGATTGCACAATTGCTTTATTCGTCCCGAAGAAGCTGTAGATCCTGTCCGTTATCCTGTCGGTCGTGGAAGCGTTCGGCACGTAGTCCTTCGGCTCTATCTGCTTCGCGTCAACCTTTGCGTCAACGCCGGCAGCTCCGAACGAATCCGACTCAACGGAGAGATAGTTATTGACGAACTCGGTGACATTCTTTTTCACATCTTCCGGACGCATGCCGGTGTTGAATTTAAGCAGCCATCTGATGATGCCGCTGTTCTTCACGGCCTTCACAATGCCCTGGTCGATCGTGCCGACGCACTCCATCAGATCCGTGAGCGCAGGCGCCGGATTTGTGCCGAAGAAGGCCTCGTTCGTGAAGTCCTGGCGAAAATGAACAATGTCTGTGTAGTAAAGCGTGATCATCTTTCCGTTCGTGAGTCCGAACCTGATCATGTCCTCGCCCTGCTTGTCCGTCAGGTGCTCCGCCGTAACGCAGTCAATCGGTATCAGTCCGATCGGCCTGCCGCCGGAGTCATAGTCACGCTGTACCAGCGCAAATGCATTGCCGGTCGTGATCAGGTAGAAGGCCATCTTCTCCGAAAACAGCTGCATGGTCATCTTTGCGTTTGGATATCGAAGCAGCATCTTGATATTGGTCATCGTATTGACCTGCATACCTTCCGGTCCTGTCCGGATGTGCTTCGCCACCAGCTTACCGACGGCCTTGACTGTCGGCCTGATGCATGCCATCACGATGTCCGACTCATACAGCTTTCCGTTCCAGGCTAAATAGTGGTCATTGTATAAGTTGACCATCTGCAGGACGGTGCTATTGTCAGGTCTTGAAACCGTGGGATCGCGGCTCCTGAAGTTAAAAAGTCTTGGTAATCTGAATCTCATTTGCTCACCTCAAATCATCGTCATATAGTCGTTGAAAAAGTCCTGATATATGACATAAGCGTCCAGCAACGCGGCGGTACCATCAATTCGCCGTGTCGGGACGCTCGTTTTCATTGGTTGAATATTATCGTTTTTATCTATATCAACAGCAGTGTTGAATAAGCACCACTTGTCAATCGGATTGTTGTTGTATATCACTTTCTTGGCATCCAGGTCTGCTCCGAGTGACTTCATTGGGCCGGAAAGTGTTTTCTTGCCTTGGATGACCTGCTCCATGATGCCCGTACCAAATGTCTGCTCCATTTCCTCCACCCAGTACTTTGCAGACCAACTATCGTATCCGACCTTGTACAGATACACATCAAGCTGCTCTTGCACTTCCAGAAACCAATTTGTCACATCGTGATAGCTGATTTGGTTTCCTTTGCAAGTCCGCATCAGGCCTTGCTCAATCCAAACGTCATAAGGAATATGGTCTTCCTTGACTCGCTTCTCGACATTCTCTTCGGGCATCCAATACATTTGCAGCACGTACACATGTTCATCATTTGGCACTCGGAAGATCACCTTCGCAGCAGTCAAATCGGTCGTGCTCGAAAGGTCTGTTCCGCCTATTCCATATCTCGGTTTGAGCTCCATCACATCAAACCTTGCTTCGTTCACAACTTGTTCCGCTGTCAGCCATGCCTCTCCCGTTGTTTCCGGAATGTTAAATTCCTTGCAGACAAGGTTCTTGACAAGAAGTGGATTCGCTTTTGCTTTCTCGACCTTGTCTTTGAGCGTGGTGTAGTTCTTTATCGTTCCCAGTCCCGGGTTAGCTTTTTTCCAACAGCTTTTATCCATCCACTCGCTGCGCTTGTCCAGCTCATAAACAAAAGCAATCAGGCGTTCATCTTTGTAACCGTTCGGGTCAAAGTAACCTTCTATGACTCTTTTCGCCTCATCGTATTTCAGATCGTAGATGTCTTCACGGATGGTGCCTGCGGTTGTTGTGATAAAAATCAGCGGCTGTTCACGGGCTGTTACTGCGTCCGCGATAACGTCATACAAGGCTTTTCCCGAAGTCCACGCGTGACACTCATCCATGAGAGCAGCATGAACATTTAAACCATCCAATGTATTACTGTCTGAAGCTAACGGTTTATATGTTCCGTCACAAAAATCGGCATCTATTTCTCCCACAAGGCATCGTGTCCGTTTCGCCAGTGCAGGACTCTTTGCAATCATCCTTTTTGACTCCATCCAAATGATTTTCGCCTGTTCTCTTTTCGTTGCCACAGACACGACTTCCGGCCCGGGTTCTCCGTCAGCCATCAGCATGTATAGTCCGACAATGGATGCCAACAGTGACTTACCGTTCTTTCGTCCGACAATCAAGATGGCCTCTCTGTACTTCCTGTTGCCTTCGATATCGACAAAGCCAAAGATAGCGCAGAGCAGTGCCTTCTCCCACAATTCCAGCCTTACCGGTTTTCCGCCAAACTTACCTTTGCTGTGCTTGCAGAAATTTTCCGCAAACTCAAGTACTCGGTTCGCCCGTTTCGCATCATAAAAAAACTCGCTTTCGTTTGGATGATCCAAATCAAAAACGAGTTTTCGGTATGTCTTTTTAATTTTGGCAGAGACGGTTTCCTTTCCCGATTGGATCGCATTCCAATACTCACGTATCGGATTGTAATCAAGCGGATACTTAATCATCACCTGATGCTAAAAACTCATCAAACCCGTCTGTCTCTGCCTTTGCGGACAGGTTTTCCTTCGGAAGCAGATCACTCAGCTGCTTGATGGTCTTGTTGTACTGCGCGGATGTGGTTCCGTACAAATCGGCGGCAGGCCGTTTGCGTTCATACGGGGGAAACTTGTCGGACTGGTGAAACAGCTCTGTATACCCGTGCTCCTGCAAGTCCGCCCACAAATCCTCAACCATGATCCTCTGCTTAGCGGCGTTTTCGATGAGTCCTGCCGCGACCTGCTTTTTTGTCGACTCAATATCCGCGTATATCTTTTCAAGTCTTGCTTTCTCGTTCTTAATTCTTGTTTCTATACTTATCTTCGGCATCCTCTCACCTCCTCCGGCCAAATATAAAAGGAATGGGCCAAAAAACGACCTGCGCATTTTACCAAGGGCGGCATCTCGGTATCCCAAAAAGATTGTGAAGGTTTTAACAAGGGGGGATATCCTTTCCGCGAGTGGCCTCGGTCTGCCGCTCGATGACGTCACCGTCCGCCGTAAACTCATAAACGACCATCCCGGAAATTTTGTTCGAGACTCGCTCGTGTATGATGTCGTGACAGTTGTGACATACATACTCGAGGTTAGACCACGACAGAGTTATATCAGGATCATTGATGTTGGTCGGCGTCAGCCAGTGCCTGTGGTGCACGATCACACCCGGTCTGTCGTGGCACTCCTGGCACATGCCTCCGTCGGTTGCAATCCTGCTCTTGATAAACGCGTTCTTGGTTTTCTGCCATGCTTTGGATTTATAAAATTCTTTTGCAAATTCTCGTGCCACTCAAATTTTCCTCCGAAATAACGGGCAAGTCCCCGATATACAGTTTGTATGCACACCGAGGACCTCTTGAGGGATGAAAGTATCATCTTTGAGCCTTTGCCCAGCTTATATTATAAATCAGAAAAAAGGTACAGTGACGGACTTTTTTTTCGAAACAATGTAATAGACGCGCCGCCGAAGTCTGTAGAACATTTTATCCGTACATGGAATGTGCATGATGTCTCTCAAATAATCGTACTTGATACCTTCCTGTGTTACGGCTTTGTGTAGGTAAGGGATTAGTTCGGGATGTTCGGAGCAAGCCTCTTTAACCGCATTGTCGATTGTATCAATCAAATATGCCAAATCCGCCAAACGAATTGCCTGAGATTCTGTCGCAGATCCGACCGAGTGATTGCTTGAACTTATAGTGTCATAGCTTACTCCGCTCACGCCTACCTCGGCAGACAGTGCATTGTATTCATCCCTGTATGTGTAATAGCTCAAGCAATGATGATATGCTTGTAAAAAAATATGTTTCGGCAACCAATAAGGATTCTTTCGGCTCAGTTGCGAGTTAAGTAGTCTCGGCAATTATCTTTCCACCTCCAACACCAATCATCCGGAGCCATGTAGTAACCTGTCTTGTCACAGTCTCCATAGTCCCAGTAACAACATGTTTCACACATCATGGTAATGCACCCACTCTTTGCCTTGTCTTTGCCAGACTGTTTGATTTGTTGATCCTGCCCACGGATAGCTGACATCTGCTAATTCCTCCACGAATACGTCATCAACAAGTACGTCAATATATTGCAGTATCGGGTCATCCCGTATCTCTTCAAGCTTGTAGCCGGTGTACATCCATATCGTCTTACTGTTCCCGAATCTATGCCTAAATGCTTTGCACAAAGACAGGATAGCAGGTCTGTTGCTTGGATACATCGGGTCACCGCCGGATAAAGTGATGCCGTCACGAACGCCCTGATTCTTTTCCATCAGATGAAACAATTCTTCCTGCGCTCCCGTTGTCCAAACCATACCGCTGTCAGGATCCCAGGTGCCGGGATTGTGACAGCCTTTGCAGTGATGGTTGCATCCGGATACCCACAAGACAGCCCGTATTCCGCTTCCATCGACTAGGCTGGTATCTTGTATGCCTTGGTAGTTCAAGTCCTGTCACCTACCTTTTTGTGACACATCGGACAATGATTCAAGCGTGTGCTGACGGGTATGCCGCAGTGTTTGCACGGTCTGTAAAACATCGTTGTTCCGAATTTATTCTTCAGACTCAGAATCCCTGCTTCGTGTCTCAAGCTCTTCTTCAAAATCTTCCGCCCTCCTTGCTGCTTGTACCAGTGCGATAGTCACAATGCCTGACCATGCGCCGAGTAAGTAGATCATAACCAGTCCAAAGAAATCAATCAGTCTGTCCACGCTTACATCCCTCCGTGTTGTGTAAATCTTTATAGCCGCATATGGTCCCGTCAATCGGTGCTGCGACGGGATGATGAGCGCATGTGCTGTCCATGCAGGGATATGAGCATATTATCTGCTTACCAGCCATGCGGCTATCGTGACTAAGATTGTCAGCAGTGCCAGTAGTATCATTACTCCGTCCCACAATTAATCATCCTCCTCGCTCTCCCAACAATCACCGCCCTTGCACTTACTGCATGGCAGCTGTCCGTTGGTATGGTCACGGTATTTACAAGTATCGCAATCATGGCTATCCATCAATTCCACACCTCCTGATAAACATCATACTTCTCTGCATCCGTAGCGTTCTTCGGTTCCTTTTTCGGTCTCCAATCGTCACACGGCTTGCTCCTGTGCGGATAATTGTGACAGGTCGGAACCGTGCCCCAGTAGTGATAGCAATCATCGCATGAGTGTTCTGGGTTGTTTTTGCGGGTCTTCCATAGTGCCTTTGCTTCGACTTGTCTGATTCTTTCCTTCGTTACGCCGTAGATATCGGCTATTTCTTTGAGTGACTTATTCTCGACATACCGCAGATGGATGACTTCCTGTTCACGTTTTGTCAGTTTCATGGGAATATCTCTTTCTCTCCTCCTCAATCCAATCATTGATAAACTCGCAATGGTCGCAATCATACAATTTGTCGCAATAGTATTTCGGACAATCAGCTCCTTTCTGTCCGTGAAACCAACAGGCTTCATTGTCGCAATCGTAGCAAGTGTTCTTGCGAGTGCATTCGGACATTGTTATCATTTGTCCTCCTTTGGTTCATACCGTGTCTTACACGCTCTTGTCCCTTTGTATCTCGCCTGAGTATGTCTGCATTTAAATCCTTTCGGATGGACATACATCTTGTTATTGGCAAGCGGGCATGTCCCCCATTTATCCGTTTTAAGAATCCAGTGAGCGCATGTTTGACAGGTGATCATTTGTCCTCCTTCGGCTCGAAAGCAGGTGGAAGCGGTCTCCATGCTATGACCCAATCTGTCCAATACACCGACCCCTCATTTTTTGCCAGAATCTCCATCCCCGTAAGCTTACTGTAGACATGATACAATTCAAAAAAATGTTTCTTGCCATTATCCAACCATTCGCCTTTGTTATTCCAGTAGTAGCAATTAACTCGGCCGTCTTTTAAGGTACATAAATACCACCCGTATTTATCCGGCAATCTATCCTCGACTGAAATCCACCCGTCATCCGCATCAGGCAGTGCTTCAATGACTTTTTCCGCTTCGTCTATTGCATCATTCCACGCTTCATTGTACGGTCTGTATGTCTCGGTTACGCCCGGTATACGATATGGAAATATTGCGCCCACATCTTCAAGTGCTTTGATTGCATCCTCTCTGTCAATCACGCTCATTGTGTGTCACCGTCCTTCCGAAGCTTCTCAATTATCCTTTCTTCCATCGCATCACAGGCATCAACATGAATACATCTGACCGTCCATTCTTTGACAACACCGTCAAATCTTGTGTATTCCAAGCAATCAAGTTCAAGGTCTGCGTGTTTACAGTCTTCGCACATCCCGGTATAGGTTAGATTGATCATTGTGTGTCACCGTCCTTCCATCTGCGGTTCCATGCTTCAATGGCTTTTTCTATGGTTATCCTGTTGTAGCCTTCCCATTCGTTCTCTTCAAGAAACACGGTTTGCTTGCATCCATTGCAGAATATTCCGATTGATTCGTATCCGCTGTTTTCTTCTCTATTGATGATGTATAAATTATCACATCCGCAGAATGGGCAAGGCTTTAAATCTTTTGTATCAAATGCGAAAGCTGTTCCGCTCATCTTCTCATCCTTCACCGTCCTTCTGCAAGAGTATCCTCTTTCTCTCCGACTCCGTATATATAGCACCGCACTCGATAATGCTCTTGATCATCCAGTCATAACCGCAGAAACCTTTGGACATCTTTTCGATTTTCCTTGCTTCATTTGATGGCATCTGAGTAGCAGTAACACAAGCTGTCCACCCATCGTCCCATCTGTAGTAAAACGATTTGCCCCAATACTGTTTCGGGACCTTTCTCTGATTGAATACTCTTGCAAAGCACTGGCCTTCCTGCGACCATTTACCGTTCCATGATCCTTTGTTCGGCATGGATAATTCAAAAACAATCATTTGTCACCCTTCACCTTCCTTTCACA